GCATTGAATATGTTGTTACAGTCAGCAGGTGCAGTGACGATGAAGGTGGCACTTGTACAATTGTTTCATCGACTCAATCAAATTAAGTGGCAGCACGGTCGGGAGTATTCGTTTGTTGCTAATGTACACGACGAGTTCCAAGCAGAGGTACAGCCTGATAAAGCTAATGTGTTCGGAGAGTTGGCAGTGGATGCAATACGACGGGCTGGTAAAGAATTAAAACTAAACGTGATGTTAGACGGTGAAGCAAAGGTGGGGATGTCGTGGAAGGAAACACATTAGAGCTGGCTTACGATTGGCACTTGAAGGTTGCAGAATTATACGATACTGTTGACCTAACGTTACCCATGCCATCCTCATCAGCACAGCGTACAGGTGCAATAGCCGAGTCTAAGTTTATAACTGAATGCTTGGAGCGTAACTTCGAACCACACCTACCAACAACACCTATGCCGTGGGACTTTATTGTCACTTGTCCAGCAGGTATGTTGAAGGTGCAGATCAAGTCGTCGAACACAAAAGATAAGGGCTGCTTCAGTTGTATCACATCAGTAGGCTCTACAAACAAGGAATATATGTCTAATGATATAGATGTCGTTGGTATTTATATTCCTGCTATTGATATGTGGTGGATGATACCACGAGAAATAGTAACATCTAAAACAGTCAAGCTAAACCCCGCACCTGACAGCAACAGTAAGTACAAGAAATACCAAGAGAACTGGAGTATATTTTATGAGTAACAAGAAAACCAAACTACTGATTGATGCAGACGTACTAGCGTTTGAAGCGTCAGTAATAGCCGAGGAATCAATTGAATGGAAGGAGGAGATGTGGACGGTACACGCTGACATGGCACTTGCTAAAGCTCGTGTTGTTAATCGTGTTGAAGAGTTCAAGGAAAAGCTACAAGCCAACGACGTCGTCATGTGCTTGTCTGACCGTGCGAACTTTCGTCGTAAATTAAATCCTGACTATAAATCAAACAGATCAAAAGCAAGACTACCTATAATACTAAGACAAGTTAAGCAGTGGATAATAGACGAACTCGACGGACAGTTGTGGTCAACGTTAGAAGCAGATGACATCATATCAATTCTTGCAACGGACAAAGAGATGGATGAAGAAACGATTGTTGTCAGTATCGACAAAGACTTCCAAAGTGTACCGGGCATCTATTACGACTACAACAAAGACGAAACACATCACGTCAGTGAAGAAGAAGCGGACAACTTCCACCTGATGCAGACACTGACAGGAGATGCTACAGATGGATACAGTGGTGTACCTAAAGTCGGAGCTGTCACTGCTAAACGTTTGTTAGATAAACAAGGGTATGACTGGGACGTTGTAGTAAAGTGCTACGAAGATGCAGGTATGACGGAACACGACGCTTTGATGAATGCATGGATGGCACGACTACTACGAGCAGATAACTACAGCTTTAGAACAAACAGAATAAAGAAACTATGGACACCGAGAAACTACCAAACCAAGGATATACTAAAGATTTCACCACAGGTGCTAGACGTGACGGGGACATTGGACGTGGACGACCCAGCCTTATACCTCCAATCGCCTTACGCAGTCTCGCCAAAAGATTTGAAGATGGCGGTAAACTTTACGGAGACAACAACTGGAGAAAAGGTTTCCCGTTAAGTAGATTATATGATTCGATGTTTAGACATTTGTTGGGGTTGGCTGAGGGGGATGAGTCTGAAGACCATGCGGGTGCTATACTGTGGAATGCGTCAGCTTGGATATGGACGAAAGATCAAATAAACAACGGTAATTTACCAATGGAACTAAATGATATAGAGAATGATGACAACTGACGAAATAGTATTACCAGCACTTAGTAAAGATTTGATAGATAAGCTTGACAAGCTGTACCCAGATAAATGTCCTCTCTTGACAGACGACGACAGAATGATATGGTATAAGTCAGGACAACGTAGTGTAATTAATTATTTACAACAGATATACGACGAACAACTTCAAGATAATATCATAACCAAACAATAGTCATGTGTTTCAGCTCACCTAAGATGCCACCTCCACCGCCACCCCCAGCACCGCCACCTCCTCCGCTTCCTACTGCGGAACGTGCTGTAACTCAACGAGCTGCACAAACTGCCACTAAGAAACGTCGTGGTACTCAGCAGTTGACCGTTCGTCGTCCTAGTGTTGGAATGGGTGGAGCAGCAGGTCAGACTGGTGTACAACTTTCACAATAATAAAATTAAGCAATAATATAATATGAGCCTTCGCACACTAGATAAAAAGACACTACTCTCAGATGCTACATCAGCAGGGGCGGGTAGTTCATTCGGGTCTGAGCGTACTAAGGGATATACATTTGTTATCTCCACCACGGTCAGCGGTACAGCAACCATAGCCATTCAAGCATACATAGGTGGTGGATGGAGAACGATTCACTCTGAAGATGTAACAACTGATGGAGACGTAATGATTCGTGACGATCACGGACACTACGAAAAGATCAGAGCTAACATCACAGCTTACACCAGCGGTACACATAGTGTGTTCTCTACTGGTACAGTTGATTCCCTATAATGGGACTGACATTTACATCAGACGCACGTCCTCCTAGCGGTACACAGCTTCTGCCTAACAGATTCCTACGTCCTGCGTTTGGTGAGTTGTACGGTTTTGATGCAGATGCTGATTCAGGAGGCGTAACTCCACCCGCTATAGACGGAGCGTTAACAACAGAACTAGCTGAACCATTAACAGCAGAGAATGGAGACATATTAATATTTGAACCCGCATAAAAATGGCTAATAAAAAATTTACAGAACTTACAGACCTACCGAGTCCCGCAGGAGCCGACATAATGGCAATCGTTGACGATGTCGCAGGAACACCCACAACAAAGAAAGTAACAGCTACGAACCTGATGACCCTTGCTCCTGTGCAAAGCGTTAACACAGCAACTGGTGCAGTAGTGTTAGATGCAGACGACATCAGCGACGCTTCCACCACCAACAAGTTTGTTACAGCTTCTGACATTACAAACCTTGGAAACCTAAGCGGTACGAACACAGGCGACCAAGACCTTAGCAGCTACTTACAAAGCGTTTCAGCAGGAGATTTGACAGACGGAAACTTTGACGGTACGGCTATCTTAGGATTTGATGCATCCATCAATGACCAAACAGGAACTGCATACACGCTTCTATCTAGTGACAACGGAAAAGTAGTAGTGTTGGACAATGCCTTAGCAATTACAGTCACAGTACCAAGCGGTTTAGGAGCAGGATTCAATTGTTCGTTCGTACAAAAAGGAGCAGGACAAGTTAGCTTTAGTGCTTCTAGTACTACAATAAACAACAGACAGTCGCACACTAAGATTAACGCTCAGTACGGAGTAGCTAGTTTATTAGCATACGCTGCTGACACATTCGTCTTAGCCGGAGACACAGCTTCCTAAGATGACTTTTATTCTTCCAAGTATTGGTAGCGGAATAATTGCTAGTCCTATTGCTACTGCTGCTCCTGCATGGAATGGTAATACCTACTCTGTGGATCTTGATGGCACGGATGATGCAGTAGAAACCACTTATTCTCCTACAGTAGGCTCGACAGCATTTACGGCTACTATGTGGATAAAGTCCTCAAATACCACTACCAACCAAGGTTTTATTTCTAATCTCTCATCATCAAGTGTTCACAACTTAGCGGTTCTTTCCCCCGCATCTACATACTCATTTTTTGTAATTATTAATAACGGATCAACTCAATCAGTCATAAACGGCATTGGTGGTACTAATTCAACCCTAGATATTCGTGATGGTAATTGGCATCATCTCGCAATCACTGTTAATGGTACTTCTGTTAAAATTTACAAAGACGGAGGGGACGCTGCAATCAACACATCAAACCCCACTAACACCCAAGGCACTCCGTTTGGCACATGGACTTCGGGGACTTCTTATATCGGTAAAGCTCAGAATTTTTGGTTCGGAACTAATGGTTCGTTATCTTACAGTAGTGGTAATCGTTACTACCTAGACGGCAATATAGATGAAGCAGCGGTGTGGGAATCAGAATTAAGTGGTTCAGACATCTCAGCTATTTACAACTCAGGACTTCCAAATGATATATCATCTTATTCCCCTGTAGGTTGGTGGCGTATGGGAGATAACGACTCAGGAACAGGAACTACAGTTACCGATCAAGGTAGTGGTGGTAATGACGCAACGCTTGATAATGGAGCGTCTTTTTCAACGATTGTGCCTACTTACAGTACCTACTCCGTAGAGTTTGACGGTAGTAATGATTATGTTGAAGTAGGAAATGTAAGCGGTCTTAGCGGAACATCTTTCTCAATCAGTGCTTGGTTTTACTTAACAGCTGGTCCTAGTGGAGAAGGTATATTTGGAGCAGGTAGTTCTCCATCGGATAGAATTTGGTTACAGGTATTAGATAGTGATACAATTAGATTTGGAAGCATTGGTAATATTAACACCTTTGATTTAGCTAGCGGTACATTTTCTTTAAATACTTGGTATCATGTTGTCGGTGTTATAGACGGCACAAGCAAAGAAGTATTTATCAATGGTAGTTCTCTCGGTACAACTACAGTGTCAAGCCTTTCAGGTACTAACGGCAACAATGTAAGAATAGGTTCTTTACCTTCTCAGACTACTGCTTTTAATGCATTAAATCCATATCAAGGTATATTAGATGAAGTGGCTGTTTTTAATACTGCTTTATCATCAACCAATGTGTCTAGCATTTATAACAGCGGTGTACCTAACGATATATCTTCTTTAAATCCTGTCGGTTGGTGGAGAATGGGAGATAACGATGGGGGCACGGGCACTACTATAACAGATCAAGGGAGTGGAGGTAACAACGGAACACTCACTAACGGACCAACATTTTCAACAACAGTACCATGAGAAACTATGTAATTATTGATGCATCGGAAGTTAGTTCCGTAAATTTTAATCAAGTGCTTGAGACAAGTGCCGAAACTCTTAGATACTCGCTAGACGGGTCGCAGACTTTTGTAAAGTTCGAGGGTGACACACCTAGCTTTCTTGAGGGTAAGACTGCCTATGATCGTTCGGAGATGTTGACAATCTTAGCGAATGAAGAGTGGTCTTCTGACGATCCTATTTAAGAGTTATGCACGAGACAGCACAAGGGTTATATTCGTCGTTGGAGAACCAGCGGTGGTCGTTCTTAGACAGAGGTCGTCAGTCATCTGAGTTAACTCTTCCATACGTATTACCACCTGACGGACACAACTACGCAACCAAGTACTACACACCGTACCAAGGCATCGGAGCTAGAGGAGTACTGAACCTAGCATCGAAGTTGTTGTTAGCTTTATTACCGCCCAATGCTCCGTTCTTTCGTTTGGTCATAGATCGCTACGAGCTGGATAAAGCAAAAGCTGAACTAGGACCTGAAGGAGCGGAGCAACTACGCAGTGATTTAGAGAAAGCATTAGCTGATGTTGAACGTAGTGTATCACAGGAAGTAGAAGTACAGAACTTTAGGAACGGTATATTCCAAGCGTTAAAGAACTTGTTAATTACAGGTAACGCTTTGTTATATCTGCCGGACGAAGGAGGAATGAGAACATTCAAGTTGGATCGTTACGTTGTTAAGCGTGATCCAATGGGTAACGTTACTCACATAGCAGTAAAAGAAACAGTGTCACCGATGATGCTTCCTGAGAGTGTAAGAGAGGAAGTATACAGACAAGAGAAAGAAAACACCTGTGACTTATATACTGCCGTCGTTCGTGAAGATGATGAATTTAAAGTGTATCAAGACGTCAAGGGTATGCTTATCGAGGAAAGCGTCGGACGTTATCCAATAGAAAAGTCCCCGTGGCTACCCTTGCGTTATACACAAATTGATGGAGAAGACTACGGACGTGGGTTTGTTGAAGAGTACATCGGAGACATTCGTTCGTTGGAGTCATTGACCAAAGCTATAGTCGAAGCCAGTGCAGCTGCTGCTAAAGTATTGTTCATGGTTAATCCTAACGGTACAACACGAGCACGTACACTGGCAGAAGCTCCTAACGGTGCTATCGTACAAGGCAGTGAAGGTGACGTCTCCGTCTTACAACTTAATAAGTTCAACGATCTACGTACTGCACAGACTACAATGGCTGGTATAACGGATCGTTTGTCACAAGCATTTCTTCTGACATCAGGGGTTGTTAGGGATGCCGAGAGAGTGACTGCCGAGGAGATACGGATGTTAAGTCAAGAGCTTGAATCTGCCCTCGGTGGTCTCTACTCTTTGTTGGCACAGGAACTACAACTACCTATCGTCAGTCGTCTGATGGATCGTATGTCCAAGGATAAACGTTTACCTAAACTTCCAAAGGACATTGTTAAACCTACTATTGTTACCGGGGTGGAAGCACTTGGTCGTGGTAATGACTTGAATCGTCTTGATATGTTTCTTGCAGGAGCTAATCAGATCGTTGGTCCTCAAGCAGTCAATCAATACCTCAATGTCAGTGACTACTTCAAGCGTCGTGCTACTGCTCTTGGTATAGAAACGGAAGGACTAATCAAGACGGAAGAAGAGATTCAACAAGCTATGCAACAAGCTCAGATGTTAGAGATGGCACAGAAACTAGGTACACCTGCTATCAACGCAGCACAGGAGCAGTACATGGCAGCACAAGAACAAGAACAACCACAAACAGAATAACCTATCATGGCAGAACTACACCGAGTAGAAATTAACGAAAAAGCACCGAGTGAGATCGAACCCGAAGAGAAGCAACAAGCTGACGAAACGGCTGAGACTCCTGAAGTACAACAACAAGAAGAACAGCAGCAAGAAGACCGTCCTGAATGGTTACCTGAGAAGTTCAAGTCAGCGGAAGACATGGCGAACGCTTATAGTGAGCTTGAAAAGAAACTCGGACAACCACAACAAGAAGAAGAACAACAAACGGAAGAACCACAACAGAACGATGAAAACAAAGAAGCAGAAAGCTCTGATTATAATCAGGCTGTTATGGAAGCTAGTCAGGAGTTCTTTCAAAATGACGGTCAACTGTCTGAAGAAACTTATCAAAAGCTTGAAGGGATAGGACTGCCACGTGATCTCGTCGATAGTTACGCAGCTGGTCAACAAGCTCTCATGCAAACAGAAGAGTCGGAAATCAAAGGAGTTGCAGGTGGTGATTACGACGCAATGGCTGAATGGGCAAACGAACACTTACCATCCGAAGAGATCGATGCCTTTGACGAAGCTGTTACGTCGGGGTCAGTACAACAAGCGAAGTTAGCAGTACAAGGACTACACGCACGTTATCAGAATGCTACAGGTAGCCGACCAAAGACTTTAGTACAAGGTGCAGTAAACGGTACATCTACTATGCCGTTCAAAAGTATGCAGGAGTTAGCACGAGCACAAGCTGACCCACGTTATCGTAGTGGTGACAAAGCATATCACGAAGAGATTGACAGACGACTTGCAGTGAGTAATATCTAGTTTCGTTATTCATAATGTGTACCGCCTTGGGCGTTCGTATTGGGGTGCTTCCTTTATGGTTTTTGGAAGTTATGCGAAAGGCTCAAGGCGGTTTTTCTTTGCTTAGATAGTCGTTCGTTACTATGATTAAAGACATGGCAGCAGAATTAGGAGAAAGCACACAAGTCAAAGCCAACCTAGCATTCATGGCGAAAGTCATAGCTATTGTTGGTACGGCAGTATGGGGGTACAGTGTTATATGGAACAAACTAACTACACTGGATAACGGACTGGATCGGGTACAGCACGAAGGTACACTATTAGGTGACTTATCTGCACGAATGATGCACATTGAGAAGTTTGCAGAACAAGCTAAAAGCGACTTAGACCATTTGGTAGAGATGCAAGATATGCCGATAACCTCTGACCATCAACAGTTTGAGAGAATAAAGTACTTGGAAAAAGAACTAGATAGACTGAGAGATAAAGTAGAAGGGGTGAAATGAAATGGGAGAACTGCTTATGTTGTTCATTACGGGCGGGGGTAGCACGGCTATGGGTGCTATTCTCAAGGGTGTTTTTGGGTACGTATTTGAAGCTCGTCAGCAAAAGCACGATATTGAAATGGCGAGAGAAGCTCGTGCAAACGATAATTTTCTTAGACTCCAAGCTGAGCTTGCTAAAGCAGGTACTTCTGAGTTTGTTTCTAATACTCGTCGTTGTCTTGCTATTATCGGGGTGTCTACGCTCTGTGCGTGTATCGTCCTCTGCACCCTATATCCACACGCAGAAATCCTTACAGTCACCAACGCAGACGGAGAAGGATACAACGAGTTCCTCTTTGGACTCTTCAAGTGGCAAGCTGCTCAAAAGCCGATCGTTATTTCTTCTGGACACATCAGCCTTATGGGATGCACAGTAATTCTGCCTTGTATCTTAGGTTTCTATTTCGGTCCTTCTGGCAGAAGAGGTTGACAGTCAAGGATATTTTGATTTTAATTAAGGATATTTATATAGACGATTACGACAATTAGTCCTCGACCTACTGCGGTAGACAATCCTGTGAACGAACGAAGTGAAAGTCAAACAACCACAACTAATAATAATAACATACGTAATATAGGAGATAATATATCATGGCTAATGGAGATACATCCCCCTCACGTGTAGGACAGATTAATGGTGCTGGTGACGTAGATGCTTTGTTTCTTAAAAAGTTTAGCGGAGAGATTCTGCAAACCTTCGAAGAAAACAACGTCTTCAAAGCTCTTCACACTGTTCGCACAATCGAAAACGGTAAGTCTGCTCAGTTCCCTGTAACTGGTGTTGCTTCCGCTTCATATCACACACCCGGTGAAAACATCGCTGACGCTGGAAACAGTTACCTCAGTGACATCAACAAGGCAGAGAAAGTCATCACTATCGATAAGATGCTTTTGGCTTCTACTTTCTTGTCAAACATCGACGACGTAAAGAACCACTACGACATTCGTTCAGTATACGCTAACGAGTTGGGTAAGGCTCTTGCTGTCCGTTTTGACACTGCTCTTGCTAAAGTGTTCATCGCTGCTGCTCGTTCTGCTGCTGCCGTAACTGGTGGTAAAACTGGTGGTATCTTGGACGTTTCTGCTAATGCAATGGGTGACGTAAGTGACTCAGAAGACGACGCTGACAACAGTGATCCAACAGGTGCAGAATTAACAGCTGCTCTCTTTACCGCAGCTCAGAAGCTCGACGAAAACGACGTTCCTAGCGATGGTCGTTTCGCAGTTCTTCGTCCTCAAGAGTACTACAAACTTATCACTGGTGGTGCTGGAACTCTTGCTATCTCTACTTCCGCAGTCAACAAAGACGTTGGAGGTTTAGGAAGCATCGCTTCAGGATCAATCCCACAAGTAGCTGGTATCACGATCTACAAATCCAATCACATCCCATCGACTGACTTGTCAGCTGTTTCTACTGGAGACGGAGCTGCAAGCAATGACGTGTTTGGTGCTAGTGGTGTCGGATACAATGGTAACTTCACTAATACTCTTGGTGTTGTTTCTCATTCCGCTGCTGTTGGAACAGTTAAACTTCTCGACTTGGCTACTGAATCTGAGTACCAAATCGAACGTCAAGGTACGCTTTTTGTTGCTAAGTACGCTATGGGTCACGGAGTTCTCCGTCCTGAGTGTGCTATCGAACTTCAGAAGTAACCACTCTCTCGGTGTTGGGAGGTCTGTGATTCGTTCCGCTCCCTTCTACCGAACTTTTTATTATGGCTCTTACAACTAAACTCGAAGCGGTAAACACAATGATTGCCGTTATAGGCGAAGCACCCGTTAACACATTAGGAGGCACAGCTGTTCCCGTCACCGTAGTACAAGCAGAGAATGTACTGGACGAAACAAGTAGAGCTATACAGTCAGAAGGCTGGCATTATAACACAGAACACGAATATACTTTCACCCCCGACGCTACAAACAGTAAGATCACTTTACCAAGTAACGTCTTAAAGATAGACCTAAACCCAGAGAACTACACAGACGTCGATCCAGTACAACGTGGTAATACTTTATACGACAGAAAGAACCACACAGACGTTTGGTCAAAAGAGGTAGATGCAACCGTAGTCTTTCAATTAGACTTTACGGAACTACCTGAACAATTTAGACACTACATCACTGTCAAAGCAGCCCGTATCTTCAGCAACCGTTTTCTTGGTAGTCGTGAGATCGAAGGGTTTGCGTTGCGTGATGAAATAGAAGCGAAAGCTAGAGCAATAGACAGCGACTCCGAGAACGCAGACAGAACCATCTTTGATAACTACAGCGTATTGCGAGTACTAGATAGATAATGCCGTTATTAGTTAACAGCGTACCAAACCTCGCACAAGGTGTATCACAACAACCTGACAACCTGCGGTATCCCGGTCAGTGTGACGAACAGATTAACGCTTGGGCTACTGTTGTTGAGGGACTAAAGAAACGTCCTAACACCAACTACGTAAAGAACTTAGACAGTACCAGCACTAGTAGTAATATCTTCACACACTTTGTTAAAAGGGACGAGACGAACCAATACATCATAGCAGTATCATTAGGTAGTGTTAGTGCTTACAACTTATCACTCGGTACTTCTATACCCGTAGTCGTTACATCCCTTGCTAATAGTTATCTTGGTCTTAATACTTCTGTTACTAATCCACTACAAGACTTACGAGCATTGACGGTAGCTGACTATACATTCCTTGTTAATAAGAAGAGAATAGTAAAGAGGGACACATCAGCAGATTTTAAAAGTAAAGACGTACGTAACGACGAAGGTAAATACGAAGCGTTAGTTGTTGTTAAACTTGGTGATTACGAGAAAACATACGACGTTTATTTAGACGGTAAAGTAGTACCTTACAATTCCAGTGTTGCTAATAACAGTAATAAAAACGCACCGAGTGGTCATACTTACGAGAGTGGTACTGCATCAGACGGTACACACGCAGACACAGAAATAATAGCAGAAGATTTAGAAGCACAGCTAGGTGGTTACATCGGTTCCAGTGACGACGGTACTTTAGATGGGGTTACTTTTAGTAGCGTCGGTATGAGTGGTTTTGAGAATAGCGGTTCAAAAGAAACAAGCGATCTTCAAGCCTTGATAACAACTGTTGCGTATGAATTTTTAATAGACCAATACGAAACTAATGCACATACAACGCAAATAGGGTTTGGTGCAAAGGGTACGATGGTTATTAAAGATAATACTATACAATCCTCGGAGCTTACACATTTTGGAAACGGGTATGACGGGACAAAAGCCGATGATACATATACTCTTACTATTAAGAAGCATGAGCTTAGAACAAATTGGTTAGGCAAAACAACAACAAAGACAACCACTATTACGTCTTCTACAGCTGGTTACGTTCTTCCTACTTTCACTCCGAATGCTTCAACAGGTGTATCAAACTTTGAAGTGGAGCGTGATGGTTCTGTCATTAAGATAATAGCAGATAAAGACTTCAGTATCAGAACGGAAGACGGATTAGCTAACCAAGGTTTAGGGACAGTATATAAAGAAGTAAATAGTATAACAGATTTACCAGCTCGTTGTTACGAAGGATTTAGGGTTAGAGTTATAGGTGACGCTGATATAGGACAAGACGACTACTACGTGGAGTTTCAAACAAAGGACAGGGAAGAGTTTGGAGAGGGTAGCTGGGTGGAGACAGTTGGGTGGACAAGTGACGTTCGTGCTGCTAAACCACCTGAAGGTATAGACACTACGATGGATCACGAAACTATGCCTGTCACTTTAGTTCCTGAGTTTAATACAGACGGAGAGATTACTAAGTTGTTCTTACAGATACCTAACGAATTAAAAGGAATAGTAAAAGTAGGAACAACAATATACGAAGTCTTAGAAGAACATGATTCAGATACGACGGATAACAAACCCGGTACAGGTACTGAATGGCAGGAATACTGGAAGACTACTACAAGATATACAGATGCACCCGCTTGGCAGGAGAATATAAAGTACGAACCGGGTACTATAGGTTACGCACCAAGACAAGCAGGTGACGATTACACTAATTCATTTCCTACATTTACTGATAAGACTATCAACGACGTCTTCTTCTTTAAGAATCGATTAGGGTTTGTTACTGATACGAGTGTTGTCTTCAGTGAAGCAGATCAATACTTTAACTTCTTCAGGACTACTACACAGCAGTTGTTAGACAGTGCTCCAATAGATGTAGGACTCAGTCACACTAAGACAGCAATACTACAACACGCTATACCGTTCCAAGAGAAGCTGATGCTGTTCAGTAAGCAGTCACAGTTCGTATTGCGTGGTGCTGATGTGTTAAGTCCTAAGACGGTAGCTATCTCCCCTGTTACTGAATACGATATATCTGACAGTGTAGAACCAGTAGCACTAGGTAACTATATATACTTTACATTTAAACGTAACGACTTTGAGGGACTGTATGAATACTTTGTTGATAACAATACAGAAGTCTTTGATGCAGAGGAAGTTACGCAACAAGTACCCAAGTACATACCGAAAGACGTACGTAAGATAGCAGGTAGCCAAGCAGAGAATACATTGGTTGTTAGTACCAGTGAAGACCTGAAGACATTGTACGTATATAAATACTTTTGGAGCAACAAGGAGAAGATACAGAGTGCTTGGATGAAGTTCTCTTTTGATCGTGACGTTGTTGGTTTTGATTTTATAGACAGTAAGTTGTTCATGATAACCAAGGACACGGAAGGGTTACACCTAGAGTTCTTGACACTAGAAGACGGACTGACGGACGAAGGACTAGACTATCCGTTGTTGTTAGATAGTAGAGTGGATGGTACAGCTTTGACTGTTAGCTACAGTACTACCACTAAGAAGTCTACTATAAGTAACTTTCCGTACGATCCAGCAGATGTAGAGGTGTACAGTAAGATCGGACATAAGTACGACTTTACTAAGACCACATCTACAGCAGGTGAAGTAACAGGAGATATAACATCTGTACCATTCTTTGCTGGAGTGCCGTACAATATGTTGTACAGGTTCTCCGATCAATCGTTAAAACAACCAACGGAAAGAGGAGGTCGTAGTGCTTCTGATTACACATTCCAAACAATCCGTAATGGTAGTATTAACTATGCAGACACTGGACACTTTGTTGTTGAAGTAACTCCTAAATACAGAGACACATACAAGTATGTATTTAATCCTGACATCGTAGGAGCTAATCTTTTGTTGAACGACTTTGAACCACAGAACGGACACTTCAGGTTTGCAGTACAAGGACAACCCGGTGAGGTGACTATCGAAGTAAAGAGTGATAGTGCGTTACCGTGTAAGTTGTTAGCTGCTGAGTTTGAATCTATGTTTGTACCGAGGAGCAGAAGATATGGGTCTTAGGGTGGAAGAAGCACAACGTGATATGGATGCATTTGAGTTGTACGACGACATGAGGGAAGAGGACATGATGGAATGTATCGGACTAATGCATCACCCAAAGGACGCTGTGAACCTGTCATTTGAAACAAGTAGTAAGTGTTATTCACTGAGAGGTAACGACGGATTGTATTGTAGTTTTGGTGTTAGTCCTAGTGAGAATGTTGGTATTGTATGGTTGTTAGGAACACGACGACTTGCTACTGCTAAGAAGTACTTTCTAAAACATTCCAAGCAGTGGGTAGACGAGATGATGCACGGTTTTGACTATTTAACAAACGTAGTGATGAAGACTAATACGTTGAGCTACAGGTGGTTGCGTTGGTTGGGTGCTGAGTTTAGCGATTGCCAGTACGACGGGTATATGTCATTTATATTAGAGAGGAAGTAAACGATATGTGTTTTCCAGTAATAGGTGCAGCAATGTTAGGTTATGGTTCGGCAACAGCAGCAACAGCAGCTACGGGCATAACGGCTACGGGTCTTGGTATAATGGCAGGTACGACTGCATTGGGTATAGCTTCTCCGATTGTTAGTGCAGCAGGACAGCGTCAGCAAGCTAAAGCACAGATGGCGTTTCAAGCACAACAACAACGTGCAGCACAAAAGAAACTAGGTTATCAACAAACAGCCACTTTATTAGAACAAAACCAACAGGCAGAAGCTTTAAACGAACAACGACGCTTGATAGCTCTTAAAAGTCAAGAATTGAAAGATAGAGCAAATGTTATAATGGCAGAAAGAGGAGCCGGAGGTAGAGTACGAGAAACTGTTTTAGGTGAGTACGACCGCGAGCTAGGTGACCATCAAGCAAAATTAAATCGTCAACAAGAGCTATATTCCATGCAATATGGTTTAGGATTACAACAATTGGGGTTACAGCACCAACAGGAAATGTTATCGTTAAGTCAGCCTGTAGATACTCAAAGTCCTTTAGTTACGAGTATGCGAGCTTTAAGCGGGGGTTTAGGAGGATTAGGCACAGGATTAACTTTAGCACAAGCAGGTCGTCGTCGTTTTCCTGAACCTGAAGAAAAAGAGGAAGGGTAATGGCACAACTACAAAGATTAGGTCCAGCTGCTCCGATACAACCTGTTAATCTGCCTAGCTTTCAGTATGGTTTAGCTAATGTAAGAGTAGGTAGAAGTAAGTTATCTGATTTAGCTGATGCCCTTGCAGGAGTAAACCCTGCTTTGGAACAGTTTGGTAGAATAAGTTTAGCAAAGCAGAAGTTAGAAGAAGAACAACGGGAATTACAACTACAGAGGGGTAGAGAAGCTTTTGCTTTAGACCCTACTGGAATGTCGGAGAAACTTAAATCAGTTGCCCGTAAAGGAGCTGAAACAGGAGAAATACCTGAAGCACAGAATGTACCGTTTTTAATCGGAGGTTCTCAAGCTTTAGGAGAAGTATTAGTACGTAGAGATTATCGTGCAATGCTTAGAGATTTAGTATCTGATACTGTAGACGTAGAAACTACCATACTACAAAACAGGCAAGCTTTCTTACAACGTGATGAGTTTTCTAATCCTCTTGTTAAATCTTTTATATTAGAATCACTTGAAGATGTAGAAGATGAGTTTCGTAAGAATGTACAATCAAGATTAGACGATGTACAAATAGAAACAAATAAAAGGAATTGGCTTGAACTTGGTAGAGATTCGATAGGTCAAGCTATAGCGGGTGTTGTTGATATAAACGACCCTAGTATTAGACGTTGGATAAATCATCCTGTTGGTATTTTTAAAGGTGCTCGTAAGTTTGCTTGGGATAATTTAATAAAAGAAGACTTAAAAGAAGGACTGCTTACTGGTACATACACTCCGTCACAAGTTACAGGCTTTCTTGATAAACTAAGTGAATGGGATATAGGAGGCGGTGTTAAATACGCAGACGCTGAAACAGGAAATGCTATATTAGAATTTCGTGGTTATGTGGAAGGTCAACGTGCTGTACTAGAGAATAAGAATAAAGAGAAAATTAATCTAGAATACGAAGCAGCAGCTACCACGGCAAGTATTGCGTTTTTTGAAGAGTATAAAGAGACAGGTGCAGTTTCTGAAGACACTCTAAAAACTCAGATCGATTTAGCATTAGAAAAAGTTCCTTATCATAAACGAGATGCTTTGATGGCTGATATTATGCAAAGTTATTCTAGGCAAGGTAAACTCAAAGACGAAGCTACTGTTGTTGTTTTTGCCTCTTTAAATAATTTAATAGAAGACGGAACGGACACGGACGTTACTAAAGGTGCAATACAAGACGCTTATAGTACGGGAAGCATAACAGCCGAACAGTACGATAAACTAAACACACGACTAGAGAACTCTAGAGACTTTGATATTCAAGTTTTGAAAAACCCTAGCTATATTGACCTAAAAGCTGATTATAACGAGTTAATTACAGGTTTTAAGCGTGTCAAGGGAGGTCTTGATCTTGGTTTTGATCCGGGTACATTGGGTTATTTTCAAACAATTACATTAGATAAAAACCCAAAAACAGACGATGATCCCGAATTTAATTCTATATATAAACAAATTAAAGATCACGCAGGTGAATCAAAAGCTAAGATGTTTGTTAATAGGCAGTATAGAGCTTTTGATCGTAGTTTAAGAGGTGCTCTTGAAAATGAGTTTAATAAAATAATCGCTAAAGGTAATAGCACCGAACAGGCACGTGATTTAGTAGAGGAACGACAAGACGATATTGCTCAGAAACTGTTTGACACTTGGGTAGATGATTCTATCACTGTGGCAAATACTATGTTTTTAACAACACCTAAGTAATGGCTGACGAAGAAAAAATAATTACAGAAGAGGAGAAGAAAAGACTTACTGAACAAGTAACAGGTCCTATCCTTAAAGAAGCAGAAGAACGTATGGTCGAGGGTGTTCGTACTCGTAAGCCTGTTAAACCTCTTACTAGACAAGAACAGATAGAAGCGACACCTGAAGGACAAGCACCACAACGATTACGTCCGGGTGCTCCAACTACTGAACGCATAGAACTACCAACAACTTTACCCGATCACGGTATCAGAGCGTTATATAATGATGGTGAACGTATCCTTGAAAGAGCTTCCCAAATAACAAACTTACCGCCTGAGAGTCCGTTTACTCATACTATTGCACAGCGTATAGCCAAGGGTGATCCGTTTTCGTCAGAAGCAATGGATGATGCTAAAAAGGAAACGATGAGGCTCGTCCGTGCTGGTGTTATTCCTAATCCTTTCTACGAGGGTTTTAGCGGAAAAGTAACACAAGCTTACGAAATGTTTGCTCCGTTGGTCGTGGAAGTAGGATTGCCTATGATGCAAGGTATAGCTACTTCTCCTATGCTAATCTCTCCAGTGCCCGGTTCTAGAGTAGCTTACTTTGGTGGACTAGGATTGACTTCAGGTGTTGCCAATATGTGGGCACAGCAGATGCGTATAGGATACGGTCATCAGGAGGAAACATCTTATCAGGAAGCAGCAGCAGCGATGGCGTGGGGTATGATTCCCGGTATTAAGACTGGTAAGGATATGTCAAAAGCCGCAACCGTAGTGCTTCGTGGTTTTGAAGGTGCTGTAATGGCAGGTGGAGAAAATGCTACACATCAAGGACTTGAATTATTATACGGTAAAAGAGGTGAGTTTAAAGTAGGAGAACTAGGACTGACATCAGCGGGTGGTGCAGCTATCGGTGGAGTATTAGGACGTTTAGAATCTGCTCTTGTTAAGTATGATCCAAAAGAAAAAGCAGCACCTCTACTACGCAAAGCTATTAAAGACGAAATACGAGGAGTAAAGAAAGAGGTAGCACGTCTGAAGAAAACTGGGCAGCGTCGAGGTTTAAAAACATACGAAGCAAAGATAGCAAAGCTAGAGAAGAAATTTAACGATCTAAGAGAGCCTGAAGATAAGATACTACAACGAGCTATAGACGAACTTGAAGAGTTTGAACAACAACAAGTAGAAGCTATAGAGTTATACGCTAAAGAGTTTCAACAAAGCGAAGCAGCTAGAGTACTGAAGGAAAGCGATGTTGAAGCCGAAGCACCTCAACCAAAACCTGAAGCCCCTACTATTGACATAGATGAAACCGAGTACGCTGATATTAAAGAAGCAGCAGAACGTGCTAGAGAAGCTCAAAAGAATTTAAGAAGAGCACAAAGACAAGGAGGTGACCCTCAAGAAATATCAGAACTAGATAGTATAGCTGAAGAAACAGAAGAAAGTCTTCGCAATGTTATAGAAAAAAGTAAGTCGCTAGAAAAAGTAGATAAAGAAACTGCTGGTAAATTTGTAACAGAAATAGATAAATTCGTAAGACAGACTCAAGCTGATTTAGAAGAAGCAGGAGTGGGCGGCTTTGATGTGCCTTTTCCAAAAGTAAAACAACAAGCTAGAGAAGCACTAGACGACTTCATGGCTGGCGGTGGTACTCGTGATGTTGACCCTGAGACGGGTAAGATACTTGATACTGAAGACGAGGTAAAAGCACGTTTGTTAACTTCTGATGCTGAAAAACAACGACTAATAAACTCCGTACAAGATGCTATCAAGGAAGACCTAAAGAATGTAAAGGGTGGTCGTGAAGGACAAGTTGAATACTTAGCTAAAGTACAGCGTGAGTTGGATAGAAGACTAGGTACTGACATGGGTGAAGAGTTTGCACTTGTGTTAAAAGCTGCACAGTTAAGTGACAATATAGAAGTAGCGGATGCTATTAACGAGTTGTCCATTCAAATGTCAGCTAACGGTGCTATCATGGTGAAAGGTTTTGATGACTTGTTGAAGCTGACTCGTGAGAAAGAGTTTAATGATGTTAATAGTAATGATTTTGAAGTAGCTGCTAGAAAACTGATACCTCAAATGTTAGGGTGGAAGAAAGCGGGTAGTGCTGCTGGTCGTTTGTTGCAATCAAGAAAATATACTAAGGATCAACTTGAGATGAAGGTTGAAGAACTAGAGACTCAACTAGAAGAAAACTTAGTAAGCGATCTAAAAGCTTCTAAGGATATGACTCCTGAAGAACTAGATAAGCAGATAAAAACTTTTGGTGACTTAGAAGCTAGGAAGCGTTTGTTTAAAGCAGTGCAACAAGCAAACGACGTTAGTGAGGTAAAAGACATTTTAATAAAACAACAACAAGCGTTTCAAAATAAGAGCACATTAAAGAAAAACTTTGAACAAGGTGCTAACTTATACACTAAAGTAAGAGACGCAGGAATGGATGTTCTGTATTCTAGTATGTTATCCGCTCCTACCACTCTTATAAAAGTAGGTTTAGGTAATGCTGTTATGTCTCGTTACAACTCTTGGATGGGTAAAGCAGGTGCTAAATATATGGCTCTAGCTCCGTGGGCACGTCGTGGTATGACTAAGCAACAGTTTGAAGAAGCTTACGACTTTTGGGCTAGAGTAGGTACGACTTACGGAGAGTTTAACGACATTGCTTTACAAGAAGCTAGAAAAGCTTTTAAGTCAGGAATATCTGATTTACGTAGTCATTTTGAAAGAGTAGGAGAATCTGCTTTATCGATGGAGCGTACTGGTATAGGAGGTGCGTTAGGTCAGTCACTAGAGAATGTAGGTCAGTTTATAGATGTACCGGGTAAAGCAATGGCTGCTGTAGATGCTCGTTCTAGAATGAGGATCGCACACGCCATGACTAAAGCTAAAGCTGTTTATGATTATCGCATGGCAAAAGCTAACGGTGAAGAAGTGCCTGATAATTTCGATGCTTACTATAAAGGTTTTCTTAATAGAGTATTTACGGAAGACGGAACACGTTTGATGACTGAAGACCAAGCAAGAAGACAAGCTATTCTTAATGCTGAAAAAGAAGGTGTTAAAGCTGAGAATATGGCTTCTTACATTGAAAACTATTTAAAGAATAACTGGGACAAGAACACTAGTAACTTTGTTGACTACGTACAGCGGAATGTAAAGGAAGTTACTTTTACTGACGAGTTAGGTGAGTTCGCTAATATGACTTGGTTGGAACAAGGGGCACTAAAACCAATAGAAAATCTGCTCGCTAGTTTTCCGTTACTTAAAACAATCATAAGTCCGTTCCAAAGAACAGGTAGAAACATTATAAGAGAAGGTTTAAGTAGTACTTCAGTACTTGCAGATGTACCCGGTATAAGAAAGTTTTCGGACAAAATATGGGCGAAGACAACTCAAGACTTAAACAGCGGTGATCCTATCGTAGCAGCTAGAGCCAAAGGGAGGCAGATAATCGGAGCAGGTGTTATAGCTACTGCTTGGGGAATGGCTGAAGCAGGGCTGTATGAAGGGATGATCGGACAGAATTGGAAGAAGAGAGAAAATGTACAAACAGGAACTGGACTTAGTGATTATCAACTACGGATACCAGTAGGAGACGAAGTGCTCGCTCAAGATATAAATGCTCTTGAACCATTTGCTACGATAATGAATATAGTTGCAGACATTCACACTCTCAGTAAAGGGACTATGGCACAACGCAGGGAAGCTATGACTGCATTAGGAATCGTTCAACTCGTTGTATCTAATAATATAGGTAATAAATCATACTTTAAAAACCTTGGGGATGCTATTGAACTTGTTACAGCTACCAGTGAATCGGAAGAGGCTTTAGATGCTAAAAGATCAAGATTAGTAAAAGGTATGTTTGGATCAGCAGTGCCGTCAGCGATGAACGCTATGTCTATGGCTACTGATGAATTTAGAAGACGCAGTGATAATATGATGCAACTCTTAGGTAAACGTATCGGAGGTATAGCTAGAGAAGTACCACCGTATCGTGATATGTTTGGTGACCCTCAACCGCTTCATAAAACAGATCGTCTAAAAGCTTTTAGTTTGTTTAATCCTTTTCGGGTCAGTAAGCAGATAATGGATGTAGAAGACTATGTCGTTACTGATAAGGACGGTCTTAGGAGTTTCAATAAAGAGAAGCTTGCGAGTGTTAATTTAAAAGACGAAGAAGCTGTGCGTAACGCTGCATGGGCTATTGCTATTGAATTAGATGGTGAGTATCACTTTAACGGAGGAACTACTACTAAGGACGGTGTTGACTTACAGGAAATAGTGCACCCTGAAACTCGTATTGATGCGTTTGAAGCGTGGCAAAAAGAGTACCAAACAATTAAAATAGACGGTTTAAATGTTAAACAAGCTACTGTATTACTTGGTAAAAAACTTACAACTCCTACTAAATTAAATCCCAATAAAGCCCCTGAAGGTTTTAAGCAGGAAGACTTTAGATTGAAGAAGCTAAATCAGATGCTAGGTAAATTTAGAGAGGTTGCTTATAAAAAAGTGCAAATGCAATATCCTGTATTAATGGAACAAGAGAAAGAAAATAAAATACGAAATGCTTTATTAGCTACTGCTCCTAATGCTAAACAATTAGAACGCATAACATCAGAAATGCCGATTGAGGAATATAAAAAGACACAACCCGATACGAGACTTAAAGAATTACTCGGCAAGACTCCATATAAACCAGTAACCTTAGACTAAGTGCTTGAACTCCTCGCTCAATAAGTAATAATATAATATCATGTCAACACCAACGACCTACGTAGACTACACAGCAACAGCAGCACAAACTGACTTTGTTTTTACCTTTGAATTTTTAGAAGAGGAGCACGTAACTGTTGAGATTGATGGTTCTCCTATATCCTCCAGCCTCTTCAGCGTTGTCACATCTCCTACTAAGAAGATTGTACTTAACAGCGGAGCTACTGCTGGACAGGTTGTCAGAGTTCGTCGTAAGAGTCAACCTGACATCAACCTTGTAGACTTTGAGAATGGATCGGTACTAACTGAATCAGAACTGGACAGAGCGTATCAACACAATCGTTTTTTAAATGAAGAGATTGCAGAACTGAACGATGCGTCGTTGCAAAAGAAAGAAGGCACTAACGACTTTACAGCAAAGAATAATAAGATTGTAGACCTAGCTGATCCTACCGACCCACAAGACGCATCCACTAAGAACTACGTAGATACCGAGATAGACACTGAGGAAGCAGCTAGGATAGCAGGAGATGCACTGAAGGTAAGCAAAGCTGGCGATGCAATGTCAGGGGATTTGGAAATGTCGGGTAATAAGATTACTGGACTAGGAACACCCACAACAGACACTGACGCAGCTAACAAGACTTATGTGGATAGTAACATATCTTCTGCGGTATCGGGAACAGGTGCTGCTCCTGACTTTAATAAGTTTACGGGAGATGGTTCAACCACTGACTTCCCTTTAACATTTCAAACAAACAGTCTTACCTCCACTGCTTATTTAGTAACCATTGATGGAGTTGTTATTGATCCTGAAGATTATACTCTTGTTGGAGGTGCTTCTGAGTTACGGTTCACAACACCACCCGGCAATCTTACTGAAGTCATAATCGTGGAAAGAGGTTTTAAGACACAAGTAGAAATACCAACAGATTACGACTACGGTAGTATAGTGGGTGATCCAGTAACAGCATCTTACAGCTACGGAGGAATTGCATAAATGAGTATTGAAGTACAACTACGAAGAGGGACAGCTGCTGAGAATGCTGCGTTTACAGGACAGGAAGGAGAGCTTGTATACACCACCGATACTAAAGACTTGTTTATACACGACGGTTCTACGCTTGGTGGTAATCCTGTTGGTTCGTTAGCGTCAATAGCTGATGACTCTGTTACCTTTGCTAAGATAGAAGAGATACCTGCCAATACGATACTTGGTAACAATACAGGTAGCTCTTCTGATATATTAGAACTTACCACGGCTGATACACGGACTTTGTTAAATGTAGCAGACGGTGCTACCGCTAATAGTAGTGACGCAACTTTACTAGCTAGAGCTAACCACACAGGCACACAGACTGCATCTACTATCTCTGACTTTGACACGGAAGTAGCTAACAACTCTGCTGTAACTGCTAACACTGCTAAGGTAGGACTTACCAACGGATCAGTAGACTCCGATAAATTATCAACAACATTAGACTTTGGATCAATAACATAACCACTTACAATCATGGCAAACATAGAAGTAAAACTTAGAAGAGGAACCACATCGCAACACGGTAGCTTTACAGGTGCTCAAGGTGAAGTAACAGTAGACACTGATTTAGATACACTCAGAGTACACGACGGTAGCACAGCTGGTGGAATACGTCTAGCAAAGCACAGTGAGTTAGGAGGAGGGGGTACAGGCATGACAGGTGGTCCTATTACGACAAGTGGTACGCTTGCCATAGCCAACGACGGTGTTAATACTACACAGATAGCAGACGACGCAGTTATAGCTGATAAGATAAGTTCTACTGATAATACCTTTAAAGTATCTACTACTGATGTCGTAGTAAACGAAGGTGGTGCTGACATAGACTTTCGAGTAGAAGGTGACGCCAATGCTAATTTAATAAACGCAGATGCGGGTGAAAACATTGTAGGAATTGGTGTCACCGTGGATACAAGTGATACTTTTTCTAGTGGAACTACTTACAAAGCTCAAGTAAAAGACGGACTTCGTGTAATTAATGACTCAGGTGTAGCTAAATTAAAACTACTTAACGACGAAGCAGGTGGAGGTGGTGCTTCTATAACCTTAAAGTCAACTACTGCTCCTTCTGCAAACGAAGGTCACTACTCGATATTTACAGGTGATGCTAATGGTATTCTTAACTTTAAGAACGAAACAGCTAATAAAACTATAAATATGGACGCATCTGGTGATTGGTATTCATTTACTAATACTCAAGATTTAGGTAAAACAGGCAGCAGATGGGATGATGTATGGAGTAACGGTACATTCAATGGTTCCGACCAAAACATAAAACAAGACATTGAAGAGCTAAATGAAGCTGAAAAACGGGTGGCTGTTAAATGTAAAGGTCTTATCAAAAAGTACCGACTAAAAGACGCTGTTGCTGAGAAAGGAGCTAACGCTCGTATTCATGTAGGTATCATAGCACAAGAGTTACAAGCTGCTTTTGAGAGTGAAGGTTTAGACGCTTTTCGTTATTCAATGATTGGAAGAGATACTTGGTGGGAAGGTACAGATTCTGAAGGGAACCGTGAAGTAAAGTATGAAGCTACCGAAGGGTATACTGAAGTCACTCAAATGAGTGTTAGGTATAACGAACTACTCGCATTTATCATCGCAGCAATGTAGGATGATAGAATCTCTATCAGGTCTTCTTAACACCGTCATAGCGGTAGCACTTGGAGTTATAGGGTGGATTATCAAAAGGTTGTTAGAACGATTGGATGTCGGGGATAAACGGATGACTAAGATAGAGGTGGAGTTAGCTGCTCAGAAAGAACGAGACACTGCTGTTGAGAACCGTATGAGTGGACTAGAAACTACTGTAAAAGAAATCAATAACAAGCTTGATCGCTTAATGGAGATGTTAATGAAACGTGGCTAAGATTTGTCCAAAAGGTATAGCGTGGGCTAAACGTACTTTCGATAAGTATCCAAGTGCGTATGCCAACATGGCTGCATCTAAATACTGCAAGAGCCCCACGTACGGTAAGAAACGCAAGAAGCTTGCAATAAAGAAGAAGAAGTAAGATGGGAGAGTTAGCAAAGTGGAGAGCACAGAACTGGGTGCGTATTAGTAGTTCAGGTAAGATAGCAGGTAAGTGTGGGACTTCTAAAAACAAAAAGAATCCTGATCGTTGTCTTCCTATGTCTAAAGCACGTTCACTGTCCACCTCTCAAAGAGCAGCTACCGCTAGAAAGAAGAAAGCTGGCGGTGCAAAAGGTAAACAGTTTGTTAGTAATACACCCGCAGCACGGGTATCATTAAAGATTAAAAAGAGGAAATAACTATGCCATACGGTACTGGAACATACGGATCACAAGTTGGTCGTCCACCTAAGAAACAAAAGATGAAACGTCGTAAAGGCTTGATGATTAAGAAAGATAAGTAATATGCCATACAGTAAATACACACCTAAACAGAAGAAGCTTGCTGCCGTTGCTGGTGACAAGAAAAAGATTACCCAAGCTGACATTATCACTTTGAAACGTCG